ATAATGCTACAGGTGCTTATTATTCTAATTTCTTAGGTAATAATGCTGGTAATGGTGCTACAAATGCTAGTTATTCTAATTTCTTAGGTAGTGTTGCTGGTAGTGATGCTACAAATGCTAGTGGTTCTAATTTCTTAGGAAATACTGCTGGTAGTGGTGCTACAAATGCTAGTTATTCTAATTTCTTAGGGGAATATGCTGGTGATGGTGCTACAGATGCTAGTTATTCTAATTTCTTAGGTAATAATGCTGGTCAGAGTGCTACAAATGCTAGTGATTCTAATTTCTTAGGGCATGGTGCTGGTAGTGGCGCTACATATGCTAGTGATTCTAATTTCTTAGGGCATGGTGCTGGTAGTGGTGCTACAAATGCTTATAATTCTAATTTCTCAGGGCTCAGTGCTGGTAGGAATGCTACAAATGCTAATAATTCTAATTTCGTAGGAGGGTATGCTGGCAATGGTGCTACAAATGCTAATAGTTCTAATTTCTTAGGGTATAATGCTGGTAATGGTGCTATAAATGCTAGTGGTTCTAATTTCTTAGGGTATAATGCTGGATTTGGTGCTATTAGTGCTAGTAATTCTACCTTTATTGGTGTCAGTGCAGGGTATTATTCAAATTCATCTAATTCAATCTTTATTGGAGCTAATTCAGGAGCAAATGCAACCGGAAAATATAACATATTATTCGGATCTAATACATCATTATCAGCAGCCTCCCTTTCTGGTTGTTTAGCAATAGGTTATGGAGCGCAAGCAACACAAAACAATACAATTGCATTGGGATCTACAACCGCTCCATACTTAACATCAGGATCAGGAACATCAACAGGAAGCTACCTCGTAGTTAGACTGAATGGTGTTGATAGAAAACTTTTAATTTATAATTAAATAACACTATGAGTATATTAACACAAACACCACAGTCTCTTACAGACGCAGAAAAGTTGCAGAGAATTGCAAATACAATTAAAGCAATCTCATCTAGAACGTATGAAGATCTAGTACGTGTACAAAAACTAGGTATTAATTCTGTATGGAATAACAGAGAATTTACACCTCAGCAGATTATCGACGCTCTAGGGGATGATGTATCTAAGATTTTTGCTGTTCACGGTAAGTTAACAGACTACTTGGTAGATATTAGTTCTATTGATAATGTATCTTATACACCAGCCCTACCTACTAATGCCTTCACAATTAATGCAGATGGTAGCATAACAGTTACGGATCAACAGTATACATCATAATCCACAACCCAAATAAACTAAGAAGCCGAGGGAAACCTCGGCTTTTTTTATTAGTAATACGTACCGTAAATATCAGTGTTATTGACTGACATATCTAATACATCTTTTTTAGATGTAACATCTATATCACCTGGGTAGCTCTTCGTACCTGATACAAAGGGACCTGGTATACTAGAAGAAAGAACACCAGCAAATGAGTTCTCAAACACTTGTTGATTAACTCGTTCGCCAGATAAGCCTGGCTCAAATGAACCCTCATAACGCTTCGCTTTCAATCTATATACATAGTGACCTAAAAGTGGGTTCATTGATGCAATGTCTTGATCAACACGTTCTGTAACCTCGAACCACTTAGAACCTCTACCGTTTGGTCTATCACAACCTAGTGATGTTAGCTCAATAACATCACCAGACTTCGGTTCGATGGATTGATTGATAGCTGCATAATTAACAAGTGCAGAAAAGGTTGTTGTGAAAGTATTAATATGAACGTAAGCAGTTAGCTCATCATCTGAAGCAAAGCCGAAACGCGAAAGATTTGGTGCTGATTCTGATAACTCCACATAAGACATTATGTTAAATGGTCCTTGATATGGTGCAATTGGATGCTCACCATATAACAAGTCTGCAGATAGTGTATTGAATGTGTTAACATAGTAGTTTACAGGTATACCGTAACTGTTAATCAAATCACTAAACGCTATATCATAGACAAGCTGTTCGGCCTGAAAGTTTACAGGGTTAAAGAACTGCCCACACCCTTGTTTAGCTACAGCCGCAAAGGTATTTTCAGGTGTACAATTTTGTCTTGTAAGATTACAGCTCATTTTGATTGATTTTTCGTACTAGTCCACATTGCTCACCATTAGTATCAACATACATTTTAATAGATCTTGTTTTAGAGTTACCAAGACGCTTTTCACCCGGGCTAAACATAATCCCGTAGTTATTCAACAGTGTTATTAGTGGTTGACCCTTTAATATACCTACAGGTACTTCGTGTTTTGGTGTGTATTCCTTACGAATCGTGTTAGAGTGTTTTCTTAAATGAGCTCGGTTCCACGACTTACCGTTTATACCGTCTTTTAAGTCAACTACTCCAGATATAACACTATTTTCTTTAGTCTTATATTCTAACAAATACTCCTTAAACGTCACCATATTAATATTTATAAAAAAAGCCCGATATACTGAGTATATCGGGCTTTTTAATGTTTTTCTTAAAACTTATTGCTCGAAAAGAGACTTACCTTGCTTGAGTGTTCCAACCTTGTTATTCTTACCCATGTTAGGTTCCTTAGCATTTACACCAGCGTGACCGTAATCACCATCGTTGCCAACCTTATCGGTATACTTATACTGAGCTTGACCAGACTGAACCTTTAGGTTACCAACCTTGTTGTTCTTGCCCATGTTAGGCTCTTTAGCATTTACACCAGCGTGACCCATTTCCTCTTCGTCTTCGTCCCAGAAAGACTGTTCGTCTTCTTCACCGCCCTCTTCGTCAAGATCTTCACCCATGTCTTCCATGTCGGTATCTTCATCACCGAATTCATCACCACCACCAATAGCAGCCTGAAGAACATCGATTAGCTTCTGAGCAGTTTCACGATCTAGTGTAAATGTGACTTCTTCACCTTCACCACCAAAATCGTCTTCACCTTCACCTTCAATGCCAAGAGCATCAAGTTCGGCGTCATCATCCATGCCATTATCGTGATTTGGTTGAGAGCTTCCACCAAGTGGACCACCGCCAGACATTACGTTTTCGTAGAGTTTATCAAAGATAGATTTCTTTTTCATAAAATTATTTAGGCTTTTTTGAGCAATTTTTTGAACTTTTACAGGAGTTTCTTCATCTTCGTCACCAGTTAACTTAGTCTTTTTACCTTTAGAGTTAAATGCTTTTGCGAACGCTGAATCAACTACTTCTTCATCTTGTGAAAGGTCATCGATATTATACAAGTTTTCACCCGCCTTTTTACCTTTCTTATCGATTGGATCCTTCATATACCCGGAGGTATCGACAGGTCCACCTTTTACTAACGGTACATCACCGATTTGACCGGGCTTAACTTTTGGACCGACTTTTCCTTCAGATACGAGTTTACGCTTTACGTTATTTAACATATTACCATAAACATCACCAATTTTATAAACATCATTATGTTTAGACATATATATATTTATACAGACCATGTCTAAAAATTCCGATAAAACGAAATACTATCTAGGTAACCCTAATTTACCTGCTGCAGATGCACAAATCGCATATGAGCCATGGATGATAAAGGAGATTAAAAAGGTAAAAGATAGTATCTTATACTTTGCAGAAAGCTTTTTCTACATTGTTAATCTTGATCGTGGTCGCGAAAAAATTAAATTGCACTCTTGTCAAAAGCGAGCTATTCGTAAGATGAGAGATAATAGGTTCTTTATTTTATTGGCAAGTCGCCAGATTGGAAAAGCATTAGCACTAGATACACCGATACCAACACCATCGGGCTGGACAACGATGGGTGAATTAAGAGATGGTGATAGGGTTTATGGGTTAAATGGTGAGCAATGTAATGTTGTGAAAGCTCATGATGTGCTATATGATAGAGAATGTTACAAAGTGACTTTTGATAATAATGAAGAGATAATAGCTGATAGCGAACATTTATGGTTTACACAAACAAGAGATGATAGAAGACATAATATACCAGGAGCCGTGAGAACAACGAAAGAAATACTGGATAATCTTAAAACATATGGAAATGAACCGAATCATAGAATACCCACATGTATTACAGGTATAGATGGTGTTCATAAAGAACTGCCTATATCTCCCTATGTTTTAGGTTTATGGTTAGGTGACGGTACATCAGCAAGTGGTAGTATTACTGTCGGTTCTCGAGATATAAAAGAAGTAGCGGATAGACTTCAAAACGATAAACAATTCGATAAACTTATTGTAAAGGAGTATAGAACAAAGGTCTACACACTAAGACCCACGGTACACACAGGTGTTAAAACAAAGAGTTTATCAGCTTTACTAAAGCAATCCAATTTATTAAAAAATAAGCATATTCCTGAAGAATACTTTTTGTCAAGTAGAGAGCAAAGATTGGAATTGTTGAGAGGTTTAATAGATAGTGATGGTTATATAGCTAAAACAGGTATTTGTCAGTTTTATAATACAAATAAAACACTTGTTGACCAAGTAAGACAATTAGTAGAAAGTTTGGGTTATAAAGTTACAGAAAAAGAATATATACCTAAACTTAACGGTGTAGAGTGTTCTCCAGCAAAATCCATAACATTTACACCTATAGAAGACGTATGCTATCTGAGTTTTAAAAAAGCGCGAATAAAACATAGAGATAAACAAAATGATACTAAGCTGAGAGCACAATGGCATTATATTAAGAAAGTTGAGTTAATTCAATCACAACCTGTTAGATGCATAACAGTGGATAGCGATGATAATTTATTTCTTGCAGGTAAACATTATATACCTACACATAATAGTACGATTATGACTATTTATGTGTTATGGCAAGCTTGTTTTAATAATGATCAACGAATACTACTTGTTGCTAACAAAGAAGCAACCGCTATTGAAATCTTCCAACGTGTACGCTTAGCATTCGAAGAGCTTCCGGAATGGTTAAAACCTGGTGTTAAGGAGTGGGGTAAAACATCTATGACATTAGACAATGGTAGTAGGATAGGTATTTCTACAACAACTGGATCAGCTGCTCGTGGTCAATCTGTAAACTGCGTTGATGGTGAAACGGTTATAACTCTTAAAGACAAAAAAACAGATAGAGTATTTAATTGTAGTATGGAGGATCTTGAATCAATGCTATCCGGTGAAGAGTTAATACCAATCTTTATCAGCTGAGCGAATTCGTCAATAATAACACGTTACACACTAAATACCTGTATGACAAAAAACAGTCCTAATGACAATTGTAAATTTAATTACGTTTATAAAATTACATGTAGTTTGAATAATAAAACGTACATAGGTGTACATCGAACAGATAATCTTGATGACAACTATATGGGAAGCGGTACTATTTTAAAAAGAGCGATAGGTTTACATGGTAGAGAATACTTTATAAAAGAAATACTTCAATTTTTTGACACATATAAAGAGGCGTTAGAGTACGAAGCTTTTCTTGTTACAGATAAATTTATTAATGAAGATACTAACTACAATATAAAAACTGGTGGATGCGGTAAGTGTTTATGGTCTGATGATTTTAGAAAAATAATGTCGGAGGATCGAAAAAAGAAATTTCAAGAGGATAGTGAATTTAAACTTAGGATGCTTGAGGTTGCTAGATGCCCAAACAGACGATCTAAAATAAGTATTGGTATAAAGAAATGGATTGTAGAAAATCCTGATAAACATCGAGATCGGATGAATAAAATTAATTTAAATCCTGATAAGATTAAAAAAACTGCAGATACTCATCGAGGAACGAAAAGAAGTAAAGAAGCATGTCTTAACATTAGAGATGCTATTAATGAGACTTTGAAGGATCCTGAAGTCAGTCAACGTAGAAGTGGTAAAGGTGGATTGTACTGCTATAACCCTGAGACAGGTGTCGCAATTCGTGTTAATAATGAAACTTTTATTCCAGAAGGATATTTACGTGGAAATGGAAAGCTTAAATCAAACGGAACCTATAGAGCAAATAAGCAATGAACATAAAAAATCACAAATGTTATAAAAATAGTAGGTTTCAAGTATTAACTGAGCATGGATTTAAGGATTTTAAAGGTTTAATAGTTGGTAATAACTCAAAAAAAATTCATATTAAGACTGATAAGGGATTTAGTCTAATGTGTACACTAGATCATAAATTAATTAGTGAATTAAATGAAGAGATTTTATCAAGAAGTCTCAAAATCGGAGACATTTTATACGGTTCAATAACTGTAACAGATCTACAGTATATATCTAACGATCGAAAGGTTTACGAACTACTTGAAGTAGATGAAACACACACTTATATGTCCAACGGCATATTAAGCCATCAATGTGTTGTTATTGATGAGATGGGCCATATAGAACCTCATTTGATGAGTGAATTCTGGAAATCAGTATTCCCTATTATATCTTCTTCAAAAAAATCAAAAATATTTGTTTGTTCTACAGCAAACGGAACAGATAATCTTTTCTACAAACTATACGATGGTGCAGAAAAAGGTGAGAATGGGTGGATGCATGATAAGATACTTTGGAATGAGGTACCAGGACGAGATGAAAAGTGGGCAGAAACAACTAAAAAAACCCTAGGATCTGCAGAAGACTGGCTCCAAGAATTCGAATGTCAGTTCTTATCTACTGGAGAGTCATCTATTGATGCAGAGCTGTTCTTGGAGATGTCACAAAAATGTACTGAACCTAAGATTATTCTTGATGAAGGTAACTATAAGATATGGGAGGAGCCAGATCCATCAAGAGTGTATGTTGCAGGTGTTGACGTTTCTGAAGGTGTAGGTATAGATGCATCGGTTATACAAATACTTGATATAACCGATGTTAGAGACATGAAACAAGTAGCTATTTATCATGATAGACACATACCACCACTTGAATTCGCAAATAAACTACACACTATATTACGTAATTGGGGATCACCCTTAGCTTTAATCGAAAGAAATAACTGCGGTGCTCAAGTAGTCGATAGATTAGCGTTTGACATGGGATACGAAAAAGTCGTGTCATATGGTGCTAAGACTGCTAATAGAGTTAAGCCTCAGATGGGTATGATAGCGCACACTAACACGAAATATAAGGGTGTTATGAATATGCGCTATTTCATCAATGATATGCGTAGTGTAACTATACAAGACATTGATACACTGAAAGAGTTAAAGGATTTTGTTCGTTATCCTAATGGCACATGGAAAGCAAAGGGTGGTTATCATGATGACCGTGTTATGTCCTTGATATATGGATTGTATATACTTGAAAAGGAACTAACTGAGAGATATTTCGAGATATTAGAGTTAGATGACCATGGTAAGCCGTGTTCTTTGGAGCCTATGGATTTTGGAGTAAGCTTATTTGAAGAAGCAACATCTATATACAATGATTTTGAGGTTGTAGGGATAAATAATATTAACATGACACCGATTGTGTTCGGTATGGGTCAAAGTGATCAATTCTCTGAAATGGAATGGTTAAAACAAGACGGGTGGTTAAAATATGAGTAACATTAATCAACAATCGATTCTAAACAAAGCTAGAAATGATAAATTCCTTCTAGTATTTGATGTTCCTCCTATCTTAAAGACATTTTCAAAGCCATTCAATAGCAATCGTGAAAGAACATCAATAGTACCTGATTCTGTACAGTTTTCTATATTCGGCACAGTTGTACCTGAGATTACTGTACCAGCTATTGAAAATAGATATGCAGGTAATACACTATATGTGTCTTCTAACTCGAAGAATTCTTATCCACCTGTTAACATTAAATTTGCAGTAGATAATCAGTATAATAACTATTGGACAATCTATCAATGGTTAAACTTACTACATGATCAGACTGAAGGTAGATATAATGCTAGTAATATACAAGTTGATCGTAATTTTAGTGATTATCAAACAGATTTAACGATATACGGACTTGATGAATTTGACAACAAAATCATTAAATTTACCTACACAAAGGCATTTCCTACATCAGTTGATACAATCGATTACAACTACCAAGACGGCGCTGAGATAGTTAGTGGGTTTGTGTTTGTATACTCTCAGATGCATGTCGAATTACTGAATACTTAGTAAAAAATATTTCGAGAGTCCATAAATACTTATATGGCTACACTCACAATTAATTCTCCCGGGGTGGAGATAGTAGAAAAAGACTTATCACTAATTGCACCAAGTAATTATGGTACAAGTGTATTTGTTACAGGTTTTGCTAATCAAGGACCAATAGATGAAGTTATTCAAATTTCTTCTCGTCAGGATCTTGATTTAATCTACGGTACTCCAACTAACTCCGCTGAACGTTATTTCTACTACACTGTTAGAGAATTACTTAACTCACCTTCCAATATCTATACAACAAGACTAGCTTACGGTCCTGGTAAAGGTGTTGGCTTCGGTTCTAAGTATTCTGCACTTGTTTATCCAGTACGTAGTGTTTCAAATAACACTGTATCAACAGATCTTAATATACTATCTGGTGCATATGTACTTGGTAACCCTGTACACTATGAACTAACAGATACTGAATATCAGTCTGTTGTTGATGGTTCTGGTTTTACATGGTCTTCTGTTGCTTCTGCTGTATCTAGTATTAGTGCTGTTGCAAGCTTCGGTGGCGCTGGTGTTATTGTTCTTAATAAGGCACAATCTACTGTTAATGATCAGTATGAAGGTTATTACGTCGGTTTAACTGATAACACTAATAACAACCCAGGTACTAACTACGACGGTATCTTAGCTGCTAAGACAATTAACATCTCTCTAACCGGTACAACTTACTCATACATTACTATACCTAACGGTACACTTGAGTTTAGCCTATCTGCTAACTACTTAACTGGTCCTGGTGATAGTATTTCTAAGGTTATGGAGAACATCCCTAACTATGATATATCTGACAGAAAGTCTGATGACCTCTTAAGTGTTGGTGTATTCAAACTAAGAAAGTCTATCTTCTCAACTGAATCATTTAAGCTAGCTTATGTTCTTGAAGACGGTATACTTGGTTCGATTGATGCATTTAGATCTACAAACAGCTCAAATGGCGGTCCAGCTATTAACTACTTTATTGAAAGTACTGAATCTAATTCACGTAAT